AAACCGTTCAAATATTTCTGTACGTTTCCCTGCGGGTACACCCCCATGAATTACCGATGTGGAGTACCCATGCTGACGTAAGTCGTCTGTCACCACCTCAATGGCATGCCGGTATGGCACAAACACTAAGACCTTGTGGCTTGACTCCTCTATTACTTCACGTAGTACGGCTAACCTATTGCTTGCATCAAAGTGAATAACTTCTCCTGTGTCGGAATACACTGCACCCCCGGAAAGCTGTAAGAGTTTGTTTAAACTTGCTGCTGCGTTAACGGTTGTTATCTCCTCTCCTGCTGCTTGTACGATAAGACGCTTACGTAATAGTTCATAGTATTTCTCTTGCTGTGTAGTAAGTGGTACGTCCCTAGTAACGTATGTCATTTCTGGTAAGTCTAAGCATTGTTCCTTTGTGAAACGTATTGCAGGTTGTAATGCACGGTGCACTATTACCTCAGAATCTAACTTAGGAACCCATTTGAATTGGCTGATCTTGTGCATGACGATATCGCGGAACCCACCATAGAACCTCGGCACTCCTGACGGGTTAACCAACTTGGCAATACCGTAGGCATCCACGGGCGACTGTGATGCGGGTGTACCTGTAAGCATCCATAGCCATGTGTCAGGCTTTATAAGACTGTTCAACACCTTCCAGCGTTTTGTAGTGGGATTTTTATAGGCGTTAGCCTCGTCAATAACGATTAGATCAAAGTTCCCCTTTACAACGGCATTGGACACAATCTCCACCCCGTCATAGTTGATGATCACAAACTCCGCATCACCTCCTATGATCTCTTTACGCTTCTCAGGTTTGCCGTAGGCAACGTCCACCTTGCGATGCATTGCAAATTTAAACAAGTCATTGCGCCATGCCGACTCCATGATAGACAACGGGCAGATGACCAGTACCCGTTTGATGATGCGCTTGGACATCAGGTAATCAGCCGCCCAAATCACCGATGCTGTCTTGCCTGTACCCTGTTCGTTAAAACAGAATGCACGCCTATGCATAGTTAGGAATGACGATGTAACTTTTTGGTGTTCAAACGGTTTGTGTAGCCCTGCCCATTTATACGTAGCGTTAATTGGTGAAGGCACATCTTTGATCTTGAGATTCTTTAAGACTATTGCCTCTTCCAAATCCCAGTTCACCAACACTTTGGCTATCTCACCATCATCCTCCAACACTTTGCTCTTTGGTATCACCGTAGTGATTCTGTCGGGATTGCGTACCTTCAGTAGTAACGCCCTGTTCTCTATGATTTTCATGCTCTCTCCAATAGGTAATCCACTCAAACACGGTCTGTGTTTAAGTTTTGTTATAAGGTGCACCTTACGGGTGCTATTCGGTCAGTTCCCAACTAAAGGAGCGTTGTGCTGACTGATACGGTTATATGGGGATATGTTCCCCGTCTGCTACTACTCGTAACTTACCTTGCAGACTCCATCATGACTCTCGTCAAGATTTCTTTTTTCGTTCCCGTGTGCTGGTTTCAGACACTACTTTGTGATCTGACCCACGTTTAAACGAACGATTGGCAGATGCCGACTCAAGCACCACACCATCCTTATTACTGCCACCTTTAGATAGTGCAACACGGTGTGCTACATCTTTACCTGTGCGGTCAACACCCTCTTTGTCCAGCTTGCGCCGCGCACGTTGGCGCTCCATACGCGCTTCATGTGCTTGCGGTCTTTTCTTCTCTAGTTCGTACTCACGCTTAACATTACGATCAGCGGGGTTCTTATAAGGCATATTAGTTCCTTCCGTTATGTTGACAATGTAGTACCGAACACCACGCTTTGCAAGTGAAATTTTTCTTAGGGTTAAAAATTCCTGTAGCGTAAGCAGTTTCGCGGGAAACAATTGTCTCATCTAATTGGGCAAAGATATCAAACTTTGCGTTGGCAACAAAATCTGCGGGGATGAAGTCCCTAGCTACCACAAACAACAACCCTGTGCGTACACGCTCAATCTCAGGGAAATGTACGAACACACATGCCGCCATCAATGCCAACTGTTTAGGGTCAGCATACCGACTGCTCTTGCCAGTCTTGTAGTCAATGATCCGCGCTTCCTTTTTGTTGCGGTCAATAATTAGTAGGTCAGCAATTCCCCTGTACCAAACTTGTGGGTCTTTAAACGCACAAGCCACCAGCCGCCCATCTTCTTTACGTAGCCCCATCTCATGTTCACATAGTTTCTCGCCTTCAATGGCTTTCAACTTATCAAGGAACGGAATCATGTAGCTGTACTGTTTGGGTATCGGCTTACCATCGCGTATGTACTCCTCGGCAGCAAGATGCACTGCTGTGCCGTATAGCATGGCTTCACTCTCAGGCTCCTTGATATCCTTTGCTACACGCAAATGGTAATACTTTTTAGGGCATTGATCAAACATTGTGATGCCTGAGTAACTCCATGCAGGGGCTTTCATTTTTTCTCCATCTCGTGTCGGATTGCGTGATACGTTAGCTTGGCTTCTGCCATCGCTATAAGTGCCTGCTCTAAGGCTGCGTCATAGTCATGCTCTAACATTTTGTTGTGTAGCTCTTTCAATGCCCGCTCCGCCATCATGCAAGGGTATGCGTAATCAACTATTACTGAATCCATAATTTGATAAGTTCCATTCAACAAGTTTTTTAAATTTTGCATACATTGTAGGGTCTGCATCTTTAAGGTAATTTACCCATGCAGTATCTTGCGCCATCTCCTTCAAATTTTTTTTAAAGTTATTTTTTTGCGCAACCTTTTGTATTATTTTTTTAGCTTCTTTCATATTTCGTTCGCGTTCTTTTTTGCGTCTTTCTATAGCGTAATATTTCTCCTCAGTAGATTCAGGGTGTAGGTGAGCAAGAAGTATTCCCAACCTTTCAGGTTTTTTAAATTTACGTAACCCTCTGCTTTCAATCTGCCTTATACGTTCACGACTAAGGTCAAATATGTTACCTATTTCTTCTAAGGTAAATTCGGGGCAATCAAACCCAAACCGTAACCGTAGCACTTTGCTTTCTCTTGGACTAAGGCTATCTAAAAGATCCCTAACAACTTCAACCATTTCTTTTTTCTGCATATCCTCTTCAGGATCAAAACACTCTTCTACATCTATAGGTAAGCACGGTAGCGGAGGTATGTCTTCATCGTTCCTATATCCAAAGTAATAATACGCATGGGATAGTTCAGGATTTGCACCTGAAAAAGTACCGTAGGGGATGGTATGCCCCTTGCATTGTTGTCCTTGTCTTGGCATCAGCAGTCTCCGTAACTTTCTCCATACCCTGCTTCGCAGTTCAATGGTATGCCTTGCGCCCACTCAGGTATATACCGCATGCACTCCATGACATACGCCATAGCCTCTTGCGCCTCTTCTTTAGGTGCAATACATGCCACAGCATCATGTACAGTGAGTACTACTCGGTACTTCCTGCTTATCTTTATCATTTGTTCGCCAATGATGCAACGTGCCAAACCCTGACAAATGTTCTCTGTTAACTTGCCACCGTACAGCTTCACTGCGCCTTTGCGCGAATCATAAATATACTGCTGTTTGCCAGTTTTGTCTTTAACTTTTTTCAAGTTTGGATACCGTTGGTACAGTCCATTAGGCATAAGGATTCCCTCTTTACCAATCACCACCGCACCATTGCCCCACTTGGCAGTACGCCCCTTAGTCATCGCATCCAATGCATTGTTGCCTTGGTTCCATAACTCAGGGATTTTTGGGTAAGTCTCTCTGTACACCTTGATGATCCGCGTGGCTTCCTCTAAAGGAATGTCCGTACCAAATGTTTTCAGTTGTATTTGGAATTTGATACCACCCATGCCGTACCCGCTACCCAAAATCGTGGTCTTCCCTACAAACCGTTCGGGATTAGCCTTTGTGTCTAAGACTTCTTCGACAGGCTTCTTATATATAGATGCCGCCATGATCTTGTACACATCTTCTCCATTGGCAAACGCTTGCACCAAATCATCTTGTCCTGCAAACCATGCAAGCACACGGGCCTCAATCTGCGCAGAGTCACAGTCAATAATCACATAGCCTTCCGGTGCAAGGATTGCCTTCTTAATCTTCCCTGCGTTCTCTCCACGGGATGGCAAATTCTGAAAGTTTAGCTTGTCCGCACCGCCCCACCTACCAGTGTGTGCAGCGTAATAAGATAAGGGCACCGGCACCAGACCACGTTTAGCGATACCTATCAACCTTTCTGTGCGTGTTTCCTCTAGGGTTGTTTTGTTGCCTAGTCGTGCGGATACCAATGTTTGCACTCGTTCATCGGGATGGTCAGCCAACGCCTTAAACTCTTCATCGTTCTTTGCCAACGCCAATGCTATTTTGCCTGTTGTAGGGGATATCTTTGTAGGCGGTTCAATACCCAAGTTCCTTAACAATGTAGCAAATTTGGCATTGGACATCAGGTCATTAATATCCGCACCACAATCGTCCAGCAGTTTCTTCTTACGATTCTTTACGTGTACAAGATGTTGCTCTAAGACTCTTTCATCAAGGCGGAGAGCTGGTTGTGTAAACATCTTTATTGTGATGTCAATTAACCGCAACTCCACCTTATTGAAAGATGGCATGAACGTCATAAACAACTCGTAGGTCAGGTCAACGTCATTGATACAGTACATGGCATAGGCTTTCATTTGAAACCTATCAAAGTCAGCACGGCGTTTGCCAAGCGCATTGACAACCTCAGTTCCTTTTTCACCCAACCCATAGTGTGTTACCAACTTAGCCAAGCTGTTGCCAACCTCAGTACCATGCAGCGCACGTGCCATGCTCAATGTATCTGCAATCATCTTTGGGCGTATGCCTAATACCCAGTTCAGAATCGCCATATCAAACATAGCGTTGTGCGCCACCACAAGGGAATTCCCCCAGTCGTACCTTGATAACTGTTCCCGTATTAATCCTTGCTCACCTGAAAAGAAACGTGTCTTCTCGTCATTGATCTTGATGCCTACACCAATGATCTCAAAGCGAGGGTCACGCACGTACTCTTCGGTAGTAAGTTTGGACAAGGAAAACTCTTTGTCGTAGTACGTCTCAAAATCTATGGTTATGATATCCATTAGAAGTTCAACCCAAAGAATGCTTTGATGTATGTTTCAAACTCTGCTGTTTTGAACGTACCCATTTCGCCGGTAGGTATGTAAGCTATACCAATCTCTGCTGGTTCGTGTATAGATTCCCATATCATGTAATCCCCCACCATGATTGCCCCCTCAATCTTTTCATGGTCAGGTTTTAGATACCCACGTACACTGCCATCGTTAAATATTTCGCCATGAAATTGGGGTAAAGGTTTGTACATTTCACTCATCGCACACCTCCAAAGATTTGGTGTAGTTGTTGATATATAAACTTAGCTTCATCTAAACGTAGCGTATACGCAGAATCACCTGTAGAAATTGTGATAGATAGCGTAGTCGGCCCGACGGCTAACGCTTTTGTTTGTTTCTGCTTCCATACAGACGCTTCAGGCACAGGCACTACAGGCGGCGGTTGCCACGGCACAAGCGTAGAGATACCAGTGTTTTTAGTCTTAGCTTTGTTCTTACTTTTAACCGGTTTGGGTTTACGTTTTATCTCAGTACGTTGCGCATCAGTCAATCTTGTGTATGCAAACGTAGCGCGTCCATTCTCCCCATCATCTTTAGGTACGGGCACACGGCTCACGTAGTTGGTATCGTATAGCTGTTTTAATAACGCAGGGATATAAGTTATTGGTGTCTTAGGGCTTACTTTAGCCATGATGCCACGTAACTCTTTACCCGTTACCCCGGGTTGCTTATCAATCTGATCCAACAAGATGTTGGCAGTGCTTTGTGTTTTTGTCATGTCATTTCCTTTAGGTTGTTCTTTCCACTCTTCAAACGCTTTCTTAATTTTCTCTTCCATGATTGTGTTCATCTCTAACTCCTTTCAATTTCTGTTAGTAACTCATTAACATCTTCTAGGTTGCTTTCATTTACTACGATAGCGTAGCCACCCTGCCCAATGATTTGCGCTATGTTCTTATCTTGAAGCGCTGTTGTTTTTCCTTTCCCTGCCTTACATTCAATCGCAAAAAATTTACCCTTGTAGCACCCAACAATGTCGGGTACTCCTGATGCACCGTATCCTCCGGCGATCGGATAAAAGTAATACGTACCTAACTCTTTTAGTATGGCAACTACTTTGGTCTTAACTTTTTTCTCAGGTGTCATGGTTTCTCCATTGGTTTAGGGCAGTTCTCAGGCGGTACTACTACACACCATACAGCAGCCCATTGTTTTCTGTTGGTTGTCCAGCGGTCTATGTAAGCATCGGGCATATCTATTAACGCTTTATCAATAGCTCGGCGTTCTTTTTCGGTACGCTCAACTAGCTCAGATACAGTCAGCCCATCAGGGTACTTTTGTAACGCCATCCTTACGGCGTGGTGGTTGGACTTATGCATCCCTGCCCCACCCAAGCCAATGCTTTACGCGGTACTTCAGTATTAGCCAAATGCTTTGCGACCGCAATTGCTTTAGCAGTTCAGCCCGTTCCAGTAGTAACTCGCTGTTGTGCATGGACAGTAGGTTCCACGCTTTCTCAATATCTTCCTGTGTCATGTGTTCTTCTCCTTGAGTTTGGCATCAATTTGGTCAATAAGTTTACGTGTGTAGCCCTTGATAGGTGTGTCGCCCCACGGCCCAACGATTTCTTTTATTTCCTCATCCGTCAGGCTTACCCACGGGCGCTTATAGACTTGGATGTCGTCGTCATCATCTAATACTTTCTTTAAGTATGCTTTTGCAGTTGGCGTGTCCGGTAACCCCGTAGCTTTTAGTTGTGCTGTTTGATGCACAAGGTACATTCCTTCCTCGTCTAACGCCGCTGCCTTTTTGCTTTGATAGCCTGTCATGTTGTCCCCCTTGTTTTAGTCTCGTCATCAG